AACAAACACGGTAATCTTTGGATTGCTAAAGTTGCAGGTGCTGTAAAAACAAAAGACGAGGCACAAGCGATTGTTGATGCAGAGGTTCAAGCGGCACAAGCTGCTTGGGATGCGCAATCAGATGAAGAAAAAGCTGATAGCATAAGACCTACTGACATAACATTGGAGGAGTAAAAATTTAAATGGCTGAGTATAAAGAAATACATGGCACAAAAATTCGGAACTATACGACTAATCCCGATAATCCGATAACGGGAGAGGTGTGGTATAACGATACTGATAATGTATTAAAGTTTCAATATCCTACTACGACTACATCTGGTTCGTGGAGAAGTGGTAATAACATGAATACTTCAAGAGAAAATGTAGCTGGATCAGGAATATATACAGCAGCTTTAGGATTTGGAGGATATGCATCGGGTCCCGGTGCTCCTACAGGTGATACTGAGTCTTATAATGGAACAAGTTGGACAGAATTAAATAATTTAAATACAGCCAGAGCAAGTTTAGGAGGAGCATTAAATGCACCTAATACAGCAACTTTAGGTTTTGGTGGAATAGCTCCACCTGGTGCAACTTATAAAGCTGTTACAGAAACTTGGAATGGAAGTAACTGGACAGAAGTAAACGATTTAAATACTGCAAGAGCTTTAATGGGAGGAGCAGGATCATCTAATACTGCTGTTTTAGCTTATGGAGGAAATATACCACCAACAACTACAGCTACAGAACTTTGGAATGGAACAAACTGGACTGAAGTAAACGATTTAAATACTACTAGAAAAGAACTTGGAGATGCTGGAACATCAACTGCTGCTTTAGCTTTTGGTGGAGAAGGAGGAGGAGTAGCATATGCTGTTACAGAATCTTGGAATGGAACCAACTGGACAGAAGTAAACGATTTAAATACTTTACGAGCAGCATTAGGTGGAGCAGGAACTCAACCAGCTGCATTAGCCATAGGGGGAAGAGCTCATAATGGTGATTTACCGCCTGCAAATAAAACAGAAGTTTGGAATGGAACTAACTGGACTGAAGAAGGAGATTTAAATACAATAAGAAGATCAATGGGTAGTTGTGGAACAACTGCAAATGCATTAGCATTTGGTGGAAATACTGGATCACCAACAACAGCAACAGAAGAATGGACAGGTTCAGGTGCACCAGTTGGAGCTTGGGCTACAGCTAATAGTATGAATACCTCTAGACAAGCTTTAGCAGGTTGTGGAATAGCAACAGCAGCTTTAGCAGCAGGTGGAGACAATCCATCTTTATCACCTGAATATCTAGATCTTTGTGAAAGTTATAATGGAACTAACTGGACAGCTGTAAATACTTTAAACACTGGAAGAAGAATGTTAGGTCTTGCAGGCACAAACACTTCTGCTTTAGCTTTTGGTGGAGGAACTCCGCCTCCAGTAACAGGAGCAACTGAAAGTTGGAATGGATCTAACTGGACTGAAGTAAATGATTTAAACACTGCTAGAGAAAGATTAGGAAGTGCTGGGGCCGATAACACTTCAGCTTTAGCGTTTGGAGGTGGACCTCCAGATACAGCAGACACAGAAGTTTGGAATGGATCTAATTGGACTGAAGTTAATAATATGAATTCTGGAAGAAGAGAATTAGGAAGTTTAGGAATAGCAACAGCAGCTTTAGGTTTTGGTGGTGGACCACCTCCTTCTCCTACAGCAAATACAGAATTATGGAATGGAACTAATTGGACGGAAGTAAACAATTTAAACACTGCTAGATATGATCTTTCAGGAGCTGGAATAACAACTTCAGGTTTAGGTTTTGGTGGTAGCACTGGAAGTGCTTCTGGTAAAACAGAAGAATGGAATGGTGTTAGCTGGGTAGAATTAGCAGATTTATCCACTGCAAGACAACAATTAGGAGAAGCAGGAGCAAGTGGAACATCAGCTTTAGCTTTTGGTGGTGTAATAGCTCCTGGAGCTAATACAGCAGTAACAGAAAAATGGAGTGGCTCAACAACAACAACTAAAACGGTAGACACGGATTAATTATGGCAACATACAAAGAAATACGAGGAACACAAATTGAAGCGGTAGCAACCGATCCATCAAATCCTGTTGAAGGACAAGTTTGGTATAATACAACTTCTAATGCTTTAAAAGGTCAAGCAGTTACAGGTGCGGGAGCTTGGTCAACAGCTAATGCTTTAAATACAGGTAGATATGCAGGAGGTGGTGCAGGAATCACGACTGCTGCTTTATATGCTAGTGGAACTGCTCCTCCTGGTGATGCTCCTCAAACAGAATCTTATAATGGAACTAATTGGACTGAAGTTAATGATGTTAACAATGATAGAAATGGTTTAGAAAACCAAGGAGTAGGAACTCAAAGTGCTGCTATGATATTTGCTGGATATGATGATGCTGGAAATGGAGTATCAGATACTGAACAATGGAATGGAACAAACTGGACTGAAGTAAATAATGTAAACACAGCAGGTGGATATGGTGGCGGTGCTGGAACTCAAACAGCTGCAGTATTTGCTGGAGGTTTTCCTGGTCGTAACGCAGTAACAGAAAATTGGAATGGAACAAACTGGACGGAAGTAAACGATTTAAATACGGGCCGATATAATATAGGTTCTTCAAATGCTGCACCTTCAACAAGTATGATAGCTTTTGGTGGAGGTCCGCCTAACACGGGAGCAACTGAACAATGGAATGGAACAAATTGGACAGAAGTTAATGATATGAATACAGCTAGAAATGCTTTATCTGGAGCAGGAGTTTACGCATCATCAATAGGATTTGGTGGAAACCCTTCAGGTTCTTCTGTTGGATTAACAGAAGAATGGAATGGAACTAATTGGACTGAAATAGCAGATATGAATGTATCTTCAGTTTATAGAGGTGCTACAGGTTTGACAAGTGCTGCATTAGCAATGGGATCATCTGTTTCACCATATGCTCAAACTGAATTATGGACAGGTGCAGGTGTAAATCAAACAAGAACATTTACAGACAGTTAAGACTTGTAATATATTTTAGATAGTGTATATATAAGAAACAACTATAAAGGATAAAGCTATGAAAAAAGATGTAAAAGAAGTAATACAACAAGAAGAACCCCATTTAAATAATTTATTAACACAAGAAGATCTATCATCATTTAAAGGTATGGTGGACGAACTTAGAGACACTTGGACTAAAAAACAAATGTTTCGAACAGAAACAGAAGCAAGATTTTCTGTGTTACAAGACAATAGATACCCAACTAAAGCTTCAAAATATTGGCAATGTGTAAGAGAACAATCTAGTTATTTAGATAACCTTATGGCTTTGTCATTTGATTATAGAAGAAACGAAGCAAAAATTAAATGGTTAGAGGGTAAAATAGAAAAAGAAGAAGATGAATATAAAGCAACTAAATATAAAATAGATTTAGACGAATGTAGGTTTGGTAAAGCTTCTATGGAAAAAGTTGCAAAACATAGAATGCGTGAAATTAAAATGTGGTCTATGTTAAAGAAAGAATTTAATGATGGATCATTTAATGATAAAGATGTTAACGTCCATCAATTAGAATCTTATGGTTTACAGTATCATGAAAAAGCAAAAACATTAAATCAAAACTCTAGTGAAGCTGAAATATTTAATGTAATGGGTCAATTACAATCACTACAAAGAATTAAAAAATCTGGTGAATTAGAAAATAGTTATCAAAAGAAAGAAGAATTAACCCAACATGGAAAACCAAAGCCGTAAGTTATTTTTTTTAATTGCATTACCTAGATCTGGAAATACTTTATTTGCAAGTATTATGAATCAAAACCCTGAAATAGCCACAACAGCTAATTCTGTAACTTTAGAAATAATGAAAAATATCTATGCAATAAAGACAATAGATACTTTTCAAAACTTTCCTGATCACAAGTCTTTAGATAATATTTTAGATAATGTGTATAATTTATATTACAAAGATTGGCCTCAAAGAATAATTATAGACCGTGGACCTGTACTAACAAGTGGTACTCCTGGAAACTTTGAACTAATAAAAAAACATTTTAAATATGAATTTAAATGTATTATTTTATTAAGAGATTTAATGGACGTGTTTGCAAGTTATATGCAATGGTATACAGAAAACCCAGATTCTTTTGTAAATAAATTAGGAAAAAATGATGAAGAAAAATTATTAGCTTTAATGAATACAAATGGTGCTATCGTAAAAGAAATTAAATCTATTCAAACTGCATATAAATATCCTCAAATATGTCATTTTGTAAAATATAATGATATAGTTGCAAACCCTGAACAAGAGTTTAGAAAAATATATAAATTTATAAATGAACCTTATTTTAACCATCGTTTTGATAATTTAGACCAAGTAAAAATAAATGGTTTATGTTATGATGATAAGGTAGTTGGAAACAATATGCATAAACTGTTTGCTGGGCCAGTTAGAAAAGTATATAATCCGTATATAGAAAAAATTCCAGAAAGGATAAAAAAAGAATATGGACATATCCGATTTTAAATTTGATTTTGTATTTTTAGGTCAATCTGTTTTAAAGTATCAAGTACCGCTAGATATATTTAATTCTATTAACTATATTTATGAAACTAATTTTCATAACCTTGCACCAGCTAATGGTCAGTTAGTAGGTAAAATTGAAAATGAACATTCATTGTTTTATCATGGGGCTGACCAAACTAAAATGAAAAATCATAATAGATTACCAAGGGATGTAACACATTATTTTATGGAAATGTTTAAACATTATTTAACATTTAATAAAATAAAAGATTATGATTTACATCTTAATTCTATTTGGGTTAACGAAATGAAACAACATGAATATAATCCAGCGCATGTACATAGAGGTATGTTATTTACTGGTCTATCAAGTGTAATGATTTTAAAATTACCTTCTACTTTTGGTAAAGAGTATTCAGCAAATCAAGTTCAACAGAATGGTAGACTACAAATATTAGGTGCAGCTAACGGACAGTTTGCTAAAATAGATTATCAACCACCCATGGACCTTAGAGATTTTTATATATTTCCCTATGATATGAGACATTGCGTTTATCCTTTTAATGGAACAAATGAAACAAGAAGAACACTAGCTGCAAATTGTGATGTACAATTTGACCCTATAAAAAATAGAGGTATAGCATAATGGATAAGCAATATTATATAGATAATCACATTGGTTTATTTAAAAATTTTATGCCAAACGAATTAATAGATGACTATGTAAATTATTTTAACAAGTGTGAGCAACAAGGTGCAGTGTATCCTAGACGAGAAGATGAGATGTTAGTATCAGATAATGCAATAGATACTATAAGAGATACTAATGTTGCAATGACTTACAATAACAAACCGTTTATAGATATGTTTTTTAAAGAAGTATATCCTATTTATGTTCAAAAATATTCTTATTTAAAAAAATTGGCCACACATAATATACTAGAAGTTAAAATACAAAAAACTAAAGTTGGTGAAGGTTATCATTTTTGGCATTGTGAGAATGCTGAAATGAAAGCAAGAAATAGAATATTAGCTTTTATGGTTTATCTTAATGATGTAACCGAAGGTGGAGAGACAGAATTTTTATATCAAAAATGTAGGTTTAAACCTGAAAAAAATACTATGTTAGTTTGGCCTTCACAATTTACACATGTTCATAGAGGTAACCCTCCTCTATCAAATGATAAGTATATAATAACAGGATGGATAGAATACGGATATTAATATGATAACAGAACCACGATGGAAATCTTACATAGTAGAAACTACACAACCAATCTTTACACCTAAACAATGTCAAATGATTATTGAAGCAGGTAGAAGCGAACCTAGAAACGATGCACAAGTTGGAAGTGATAAAGGTATTAAAGGTGGAAAGATAGATACGAAAACTAGAACCTCACACATTAGTTGGATACCTTTTAAAAAAATGGCGGACATGTATAAAGACATTGAACGTATTATGAAAACTACTAACGGTAATCATTTTGGTTTTGACGGAATGACTATAACTGAAATGGCACAATATACAGAGTATCCAGAAGGTGGATTTTATGAATGGCATGTAGACAATGATGTAAACTGTGCACACGAACCACCTGTAAGAAAAATATCTATGACTTGTTTATTATCTCCTGAATCAGAGTTTGAAGGTGGTGATTTAGAATTAGGATCAGAAGGTAAAGTTGCTAAAATAAAACAAGGACATGCTATTTTCTTTGCATCATTTATTAGACATAGAGTTAAACCTGTAATACGTGGTAACAGAAAATCTTTAGTAATGTGGTTTGGAGGTCCTCCGTTTAAATGATGATTAAAGCTGCATACTTCCCAACAATTATATATGCTAAAGATGTTAACTTAGATAACAGACTTTTTGAAAAAGCTGTAATTGATTGGTCAAATAAAGACAAAGGAATTAAACGAACTAATATGAAAGGTTGGCATAGTACAACCGAGATGCACAAGATACCTGTGTTTAAACCTTTAGTTGATGAATTATTTAAAATGCAAAATGAAATATTTCAAGAAGAGTGGTTAGAAAGTGAACCTATTATTGGAAATATGTGGGCTAATATAAATCCACCGGGAGGGTATAATAGACCACACGTACATCCCAATAGTCATTTTAGTGGAGTATACTATATTAAGGCCCCTGAAAATTCTGGACAAATAGTATTTAATGAACCAAGAGCAACAGCACACATGGTTATGCCAAGAAGAAAAGAAGGTCAACCACCCTCACATTTGTGGCGAGAAGTTCGAGTAAACCCATTAGAAGGTAGAATAATTATATTTCCAGCTTGGTTGTGGCATTGTGTTGAACCTAATGAATCTAATGATATAAGGATATCTGTGAGTTTTAATTTTATACAAAAAGGATTTGATGTTTAGAGACTACAAATACCAAGTAATTAAGAAAGCATTATCTTATGATATAGCTAATTTTATATTAAATTATTTTTTACTTAAAAGAGATGCAACAAGATTTATGTATGAAAATAATATACACTCACAGTCCCCGATACTTGGAACATGGGCCGATCAACAGGTGCCTAATACATATTCTTGTTATGCAGATTTTGTAATGGAAACTCTTATGGTTAAAATGCTTCCTGTAATGAAGCAACACACAGGTTTAGATTTAATACCTACTTATTCTTATGCTAGAGCTTATAAAAAAGGAGATATTTTAAAAAGACATAAAGACCGACCTAGTTGCGAAATCTCAACTACCCTTAATTTAGGGGGTGATCCGTGGCCTATATTTATAGATAGCACAGGTCAAGATAATGTTATAGATGAGTATAAAAATATACATAAACCTAACGCTCCCAAAGGCACTAAAGTCCTACTTGATGTTGGCGATATGCTAGTATATAGTGGATGTGAATTAGAGCATTGGAGAGAACCGTTTGAAGGTAATACTTGCGGACAAGTATTTCTTCATTATAACCATGTAAATGGTCCTTTTGCTGAAAAAAATAGGTTCGACAAAAGGCCGATGTTAGGACTTCCCTCATTTGTGAAGTCATAATATTATGGAGTTATATGCTACAAAAATTAGGTTTTTTACCAGGATTCAACAAACAGGTTACAGAAACCGGGGCTGAAGGCCAATGGTTTGATGGTGACAATGTTAGATTTAGATACGGTACCCCAGAAAAAATAGGTGGTTGGACCCAGTTAGGTGATGATAAATTAACTGGTGCAGCTAGAGCTATTCATCATTGGGATGATAACGCTGGTATTAAATACGCTGCTATAGGAACTAATAGAATTTTATACGTTTATTCAGGAGGAGTGTATTATGACATTCATCCAATTAGAACTACTTTAACAGGAGCAAAATTTTCTAGTTCTTCTTCATCAACAACAGTTACAGTTACATGCACAGGTAGTCATGGTTTAGCTGAGAACGATATTGTTATGTTTGATTCTGTTAGTGGAGTGCCTGCTGGGTCAACTTATAGTGATGCTACTTTTGAAGACCAAAAATTTATGGTAACTTCTGTTCCTACTACAACTACTTTTGAAATTACAATGGCGACTCAGGAATCAGGGACCCCATTAACTACGAGTGATGGTAACAGCACTTCTGTTTTATGTTATTATACAGTAGGGCCTTCACAACAATTAGGTGGTTATGGTTGGGGTACAGGATTATTTGGTGGTACAGCTCTTGGAGCAGCGACTACAACTTTAGCCTCTGGTATTAACGACGCTGTAACAGATATTCCTTTAGCTAACTCAGCAGCTTTTCCATCTTCAGGAGAAATTAGAATAGGAACAGAAGACATAAGTTTTACATCTAACGATACTTCTACAAACATTTTAAGTGGGGGAGCAAGAGAAGTTAATGGCACAACTAAAGCATCACATAGTGGTGGTGACACTGTAACCAACATATCTGAATATGTTGCATGGGGTGACCCATCTTCTGCTGACTTTACTATTGATCCTGGTTTATGGGTTCTTGATAACTATGGCACAAAATTAATTGCACTTATATATAATGGTGCTTGTTTTGAATGGGACGCTGCAGCTGGTGCGGCTGTTTCTACTAGAGCCACTATACTGGCCAATGCACCTACAAAATCTAGACACGTTCTAGTTTCTACACCCGACAGACACTTAGTATTTTTTGGTACAGAAACAACAGTAGGAACAGAAACTACACAGGATGATATGTTTATAAGATTTTCTTCTCAGGAAAGTATTGATCAAACAGATTCATACACAGTTAAAGCAAACAACACCGCAGGCACACAAAGACTTGCCGATGGTTCTAAAATTATGGGAGCTATCAAAGGTAGGGATGCAATCTATGTATGGACCGACACAGCATTATTTCTTATGAAATTTGTTGGCCAACCTTTTACTTTCTCGTTTGAGCAGATAGGAACTAACTGTGGATTGATGGGTAAAAATGCCTGTATTGAGGTTGATGGTACAGCTTATTGGATGTCTGAAAATGGATTTTTTGCATACGATGGTCAATTAAAATCTCTACCTTGTTTAGTAGAAGACCATGTTTATGATGACTTGAACTCAACTTCGAGAGACTTAGTTAATGCAGGATTAAATAACTTGTTTGGAGAAATTAACTGGTTTTATTGCACGGCTGCATCTGATGCAGTTAACAGGGTTGTAACATATAACTATTTAGATTCTACAACCAAACGTCCTATATGGACCACAGGAACTTTACCACGAGCAGCATGGCAGGATTCTGCTGTTTTTGATAGACCTCACGCTACATACTATAATCCTTCCGATAACGCCTCTTATGATGTTACTGGTAATACTGACGGAAGTACTATATACTATAACCAGGAAACAGGGACTGACCAGATTAATGCTGGTGGAGCGGTAACTGCTGTAATTGGCACTATAACTTCAGGTGATTTTGATATTACTCAAAGAAGAAGTAACACAGGAGCAACTGTAGGAATGCCAGACCTTAGAGGAGATGGAGAATTTATAATGAGAATAAGCAGATTTATACCAGATTTTATTTCACAAACAGGAAACACTCAAGTTAGTTTTACAACTAGAAACTATCCAAATAGCACACCTACAACTACGAACTTTAGTATTAATTCAACCACTACTAAAAAAGATACAAGACTAAGAGCAAGATCCATTGCATTAAAAGTTGCTAATACAACTAGTAATGAAGATTGGAAACTTGGCACATTTAGATTAGACATAGCACCAGGAGGAAGAAGATAATGGCAATAACAGATACTAGTATATATCAAGATAAGATTATGGGTGGAGTAGAAGGAGACCCAAATCCTTTTGGTTATCAAAATCAAATAAACAATTTTGTAATTGACAATGAAGAGTTTGAAGAAATACCAGGATATAATTTTATAGATGCACCAACAAGTTTAACAAGCAGATTACAAAATCCTCAATATCTTAATAATCCTTTTAGAGGACCTATAGATAGTTTTATTTTGTCAAAAGGTAATCCAGATAATAGTTTAATTAATAGAACAACAGATACTTTGGGAAATTTTAAAGACACCATAGTTGGAGGAATAACAAATATTTTAGATAATACTCTATTGGGAAGAATAGCTGCAGCAAGAGATGCAACTAATCCAAGAGCAGGTAATTATAATCCTGCACTTCAAGGTCAAATAGATTTTATGAAAAGTCAAGGAATGTATGGAACAAATCCAAACACAAACCTTCCTCAAATTACAAGCGGCGTATTAGCTGGTAAAAATTTACAGTCAATGTTTGGATCAAATGACTTAATGGATATGTATGATAAAAGTATAGCTCGAACACAAAAAACTATTGATAATTTTGCTAACCAATGGGGTAATTTAAAAGAAGAAGATGAAGATGCATATAACGCAAAATTAAACGTTCATATTAATCGTTTACAAGCTAAAAAAAATGAGCAAGCTGCTGCTGCAGCAGCTGCACAAGCAGAAGCTGATGCACGAATTGCACAAGAAAGAGCAGCAGGCGCAACAGCCAATCAACAAACTCAAAGAGGAGGAGGAGCAGGAGATTCTTCTAGAAGTCATATGGGAGGAATATCCCAAGCTCAAGCAGATGCCGTTGGTGCAGCTAATGCAGCAGCAGGAATGGGCGGTTGGGGATTAGCAGACGGTGGAAGAGTTTATTTAAATTTAGGAGGCATAGCAAGATTATTATAATGGCAAAAATCGTACAATCATTAACTAGAGCAGAAGAAGAATATAGCAGAGCTAACCTACAATCATTGGTCAGGGACCTTGATGGTGTAATAACAAAATTAAACTCTTCGTTTCAAGATGAAGTTAAACAAGAAATAGAAGCTAAAACTTTCTTTTTAGATGCATAATGGCAGTAGTAAATGAATATAAATTTTATGGTAAAACAACCACATCAGCTGAATCTGTTGATATGTTGGAACCAGGTGTAAATGAAACAATAATTGTTAGATCATTACGAGTTACTAATAAATCAGGATCTAATACACCAACCGTTACTATTAAAAATAATGCATTTGAGATAGTGCACACGCAAACATTAGCGACATCAGCTAGTGTAGAAATATTAACTTTACCTTTAATTTTAGAGGGAGGCACTAAGTTATCTTATACTACAGCAGGAACCGTTTCTGATGGCGTTGTTTTTGGTATAAGTTATCTTAACATTAAAAAGGAGAAAACAGACTAATGGAACTAAAAGAAGCAGAAGTACAATTAACCTATAGAAATAAGAAAACTGGAGAGACTTTTAAAGACAGAAAAGACTGGGAAGCTAAAGGTTATACAAACGAGGACATGGCACAGGACGTAAAAGTCATCATGCCACCTCTTGATTTACTAAGTAAAACGTAATAAAGTAGGAGATTAAGGTAAAATTATGGCAATTTCAAGAATGCAAGAACCCAGACAACTCTACGGATTAGGAAGCTTTGTTAAAAAAGCTGTTAAAAAAGCTACAAGAGGGGTTAAAAAAATTGTTAAAAGTCCACTAGGTAAAGCTGCTTTAATTGGCGGTTTAGGTATGTATGGTATGGGAGCAGGTCCTTTTTCAGGAATGAAAGGTGCAGGTTTTTTAGGAAGAGCAGGTTCCGGTCTTGGTTCTCTTTTTGGAAGAGCTCAAGCAGCAGCTTCGTTGAGAGGTCCAGCAGAATATGGTATGTCAACAAGACCAGGTCTTTTTGGTAGGTTAGGAAAATTTGCAGGAACATTAAATCCTTTTGGTGATACTTTTAGCGGTAAGAATGCATTTCTTACAACCGGTGCTTTATTAACTGCAGCACCATTTTTAATGAATAAATTTGGTGGTGACGAAGAAGTAGAAGAAGAAGTTGATGTCATGGACGTTGCTGGAATTAGACAAAGTGCAAGAGATTTTTATAAAGGTCTTGGTGGAAAAAATTTAGCATTCATGCCACAGAAACAATTTGTACAACCAAACTTTTATGCAGCAGCTGGTGGTAGAGCCATGTTAAACATGGGTGGTCAACCAGGTGGACAACAAGCAGAGCAAATGCTTATGGCGGAATTTGTTAAATACAAAAACAAAGGGGGCACATTATCTTTTGAACAATTTGTAAAAGCAGTAATGCAGGCCTCACAAGAACAAGAGATGATGGCTCAAGGTGCTGGCATGGAACAACCTCAACCAGTTGCTATGGCTGCTAATGGTGGACGAATGGGCAAACAAGAAGGTGGTATTATGGATGCCGAAGCATCAGAAATGATTGACATGGGCGGCATGGAAAAAGATTATAGAGAAACAGGTGGTTTTGTAGAGATGGGTGGCAAAGAAAGAGCTGACGATGTGCCTGCTAGACTATCTAAAAATGAGTTTGTATTTACAGCAGATGCTGTTAGAAATGCAGGAGGCGGCGATATAGATAAAGGCGCTGAAGTTATGGAAAATTTAATGAATAACTTAGAACAAGGTGGTGAAGTTTCTGAGGATTCACAAGGATTAGAAGGTGCGCAAGCAATGTATGATCAACAACAAATGTTACAATCGAGGATAGCATAATGGCAATAGCAGATTATTTAGAACCGGCAGTAAAAGATTTTGCAGATCAGGCGACAGCCACATATTCTGCACCAATAGATACAAGTACATTTACTGGTAGACAGTTTGTTGCTGGTGAAGATCCATTACAAACACAAGCAATAGGAATTGCACAACAAGGTGTTGGTTCTTATCAACCATTTTTAACAGCTGCACAAGCAGCACAAGCTCAAGCAGCGGGAACTGTTGGCGGACTTGGTGGACTAACAGGAGCGTCAGCTTACCAACCATTTATGTCTCCCTATCAATCACAAGTTATTGATACAACTTTAGCAGAGTATGATAGACAAGGCGCAGCAGGTGAACAACAGATTAGAGATGCAGCAGTTATGTCTGGTAACTTTGGTGGTGGTAGAGAAGGTGCACAATTAGGTCAGTATCAATCAGATAGACTAGCAGACAGAGCGGCTCTTCAAGCACAATTATTACAATCAGGATTTCAAAACGCACAACAAGCAGCTAACCAAGCCTTTACACAAGGTGGTCAACTAGCTGGATTACAATCTGGTTTAGGAACACAACAGTTTGGTTTATCTAATTTCCAAAGACAAGGGATGGGTGCAGACATTTCTGCATTAGGATCTCTTGGTGCATTAAGACAAGGTTTGGGTCAAGCACAATTATCAGCTGATCAACAAGCAGCACAGACTGCAGCTTATGAACCTTACGGAAGATTATCACAATACGGTTCTGCATTAACTGGTTTAGGTGGTGGAGTTGCAGCACCTCAATACGCTGAACCTCAAGCAGCAAGTCCTTTCTCAACTGCACTAAGCACAGCTTTAGGTGTAGGTGGATTGTACGGAAAAATATTTAAGTAGGTAATTATGGCAAAAAATAAAAAAACATCATCATTAGGAAGTAAAATTTTAAAAGGAGTTGCAGGAACAGGTGGAACTGCATACGGTCTAGACTTTATAGCAAATCTTTTACAGGCTATACCAATGAAAGATGGTGGTAGAGTAAGAGGATGTGGCGTTGCTAAACGTGGATTTGGCAGAGCAATGAAAAGGAAAAAATAATGAAAGTTTTAAATAGACCCATGTTTAGATACGGCGGACCTATTAAAGAAGGTGTTATGTCAGGTATTAGAGAGCCTCGTGCAAATGGTGGATCTATGAGAAACCGTGCACTTCTTGTTGGTAATCCAGCATTTCCTATGCGAGACGGGAGAGCAATGTATGCAGAACAATTAAGTTTATTTGATACTGTTAAAGATGCGGCTAAAAAAACTATCAAAACAAATCCTTTAAAAGTATTAAACCCAGCTAAGAAAGTTGGTTTAGCAAAAAGAATATTTGGACCTGTTAGAAATTTTTATAATAAACAAATAAGAAAATTAGATATGCCAAAAGATAGGATTCCTTCTAATACAGGAATGGGTGGTGTTCAGTTAACAGAAGGACAATTAGCTGCTGGAATGGGTACTCAAAAAGCAGGACTATTTAATAAAGCGTTACAGTTTGCAAAATTAAATCCTAAGACAACAGGTGTAGGAGCGGGTGTTGGAGTAAGTAGTGGTTTAATTCCAGAAGTAGCTGGTGGAGTGGGTTCTTTACTTAAAAAAGGGGGTCTTCAAGTAGCAGATCTTCTTGTATACGATAAATTTTTTGATCAAGATCAATATTTTAAAGATAAAGAACAAGCTAAAATACTTGAAGCAAATAAAAAATCAAAAGAAACAGCTAACGAAAAAAGAATTAAAGAGTTAGAAGCATTGTTAGCAGCCGATACTTCTGTG